TCATTTTATCTCGTCTTTATGCTCATCCCACCACTTTAAATGTTCCCAATATGCAATCTCATAGACTTTTTGCTTGGATTCCTGGATAAAGTAGCGACCTGCGTATTCTAAGAAGAAAAGGTCTTTTTCACTTTTAATAATATCTATCAAAAACTGCATCTTTTCTTTTTTCGTTAAGTCTTTTCTCTCCCACACATATTTTATGACACTTGCCTTATAATTTCCCGCGTCATCGTAAACCTTACGAAGGTCTTCAATTGTAAATTTAGAATGGTCTACACCTTCCTTCCATGGAACATCAACAGGAGTTTTACCGAAGGCGGACTGATGGTCCTGCATAACTTTTCTAAATGCTTGACCTGCTCTTTCATAGAATGGGAATGATTTGTCTTCTGCCCACATCTTCAACTTCTCGAAAGCTATTCTGTCATTATTCTGAGCAGCATTTACTGCAGTTATAAAGTCTGTCTCCGATCTAAGATCCTTTATGCTTTCGGCGGTCTTAGCGACTTGCTGATTTACATCCTTTATTTTCTCCTCTGCAGCCTTCATCTTGGGGTCGATCTTTTTTTCCACCTGCTGCCCAATAAGTAAATCTGCTACTTTATCGATTCTCTCAGACGCTTTTGTGTTTACTAAGGTCTGTATATTGTCCTTATTGAATTCGTCCTCTATCCTTTGGTTTACTCTTTTGCCAACATTTGTCACGACCATTTCCAACTCTGATCTCAAGTGATTTTTCAAGAGTATAAACTCCTCCGATGTTTTTTGCTGGAAGTCGTTCATTTCTTGAGCAGCCCTCGTCTTAAGCCTGTCCATCTCTTGTCTCAGGTCTCTCTGCATGTCCTTTACGCTGTTATAGCTAACGTACCCAAGAGTACCTATACCGATTACCAGGATTAACGTAATCGCCCCCGCTAAAATTCGATAGATCTTATAAACCCTGTCAACTTCTTTATCCGAGCGGTCGATGATTCTTTGTAGAGTGTCTAACGGATTAACCTCTACATGCTTCTGACCTTGTTCTTCTCCCGCCTCCATCACTTTACCTCCTGTGAGATAACTTCATGTCGTCAATTCATCGCACCAGAGATCACTTATAACTTATCTAGCTTCCCGCAATTCTTATCTAATTTCAAGCGGAAAATTTGCGGCGTAATTATAAGCGTTCGGGATGAAATGTCGCATGGCTGGAAATACTGATAACGACTCGACTACAGAAAGTTAGTTACGGAGGTTGCTGTTTCGTTCACCTACTTATCTTCAACTTCCTATTCAGAATTAAAGTGAGGATGCACAACAACCAGCCTGAAGTCGGTTGTAATTCACGAAAGAAAACAAATCCTGTAAGGGAGGGATGAAACAGAGTGGCCTGATAAGGCAGGTGGGTTCACCATCCGGAAAATGGTTTTATCGCCGGTAGCAAGTCCAATCTCCTCGCAAAAACATCCCATGCTCATGTGAAATGCTTTTGCGGTGGGATTCGAACCCACACGAGGGAAAACCCTCCCCGACTTCGCAGGTCGGTGTGTCTACCAGTTCCACCACGCACCGATTATTAAAATATCAAATCGGATTGAAACGAAGATTTTGGTGTCTCCTGTCTCATACAGTAACTTGCTGATTGAGAGGCTCTATTATGACCTTTTGACTTTCTTGGGTGCCAACAAAATGTTAAAGGGACCTGTTACTTTGAAGTGGCTGTATTTTATTCTGATATTCTTTGATGCTTTGTCTAAGCTTCTTCTTGCGCTCTGGGTTTCCACTCTTACAGGAATCCAAAATAGCTATCATTCTGCTAGTCTGAGAGACAGTTGCCTTCGCTTTTTCTGGCGTAGCAATCTTCCTATCATCCAAGTGATAATCTGCTTTGAGTCTATCACTTCTAACATCGTCCAATTGTGAGCCGATCTTTGCAAGCTCTTCGTCCTTGCTATTGTGTAGACAAGTGATGACAGACTGATGACAGCGTATGCCCTTTTCTACAGGTATGCCGATGTCATTGAGGATTTCAGCACTGACGTGAAGAGCTGCGTAGTAGGCACGGCTAATTGATGATCTGAACTCGGCGGGTGTCTTGCTCAACGCCAGTTTAGCCGCTACCAGTTGGAAATCGCGTGGGTCCATTTCATTCAACGGGATAGTACGAGATTCTTACTCTGGAACATGCTGGCCAAGGGACTTTGGCTATCCATTCTCTCGTATACTCGTCATACATGTCTAGTATTTGATTAGTTTCACCTCTGACAAAGATATTGAGGACAACCCATATCTCATCGGTTTCTGTGTCTTCCATCAATTCCGCTGAAATTTCTTCATGAGAAGTAAAACATCGTCTTATCAGGTCAGCTGAAGTTTTGATATGCTCCATCAGCTTGTATTGATAGCTGAACCTGAGCACTTCGCCAGAAAGTTCAACCCCAATATCCATGCTATCATAGAGACTTCTTATTGCAATATCTCTCAATTCATCAATTTCATCTTTCTTGAGCGACGCCCATGATTCATAAGCTGGATGACCAACAAATGAATGCATAAATGCTCTTGCGGAATTGGTCGGTATCTTTGTCAAAACAAACGCTTTGAGGCTTCTTAAAACAGTGTCGTCTACATTCTTCTCTTTTGTAAAGTCAAACCACTCGACGATGCGGAAGGTGGCAGTGTTTGCTGATTCATGCAAAATCATGTCCGGGACTAGGCTTCGTGTAGATATGCGCGTCTTTGTCTCACCAATCTTTGCAATTGAGAAAGCGTCCAGCAGAGTAAGGGGATCGCTTAGTTTCCATTGAAGAAGGGTCTCGCTCGATTCCATCACATTGCCTCCTGAATAGCACATTCCGCGATTTCGCGTGTCAATGTTTTCGCCTTTATCCAATTCGGTAAGAAATCCTTGATAGCCGAAACCTTTTCATCATTCGGAAGATCAAGATGAAAATTGAATGAAAACTGTAGTCTAGGGCTTTGCTCATTCTCGATAGTCAAGATAACTGGTTTTATGTTTAAGCGTAAACGGCAGCCAATAACTTCCTTGCTCATGTAAGCGCCGAACTGCGCATCCTCAGCATCGAATTTTTTGTAGAGATTAGAACCGTCTCTGAAAAACAGCTTTCGGCTTATTCTGGTTTGCGGCTCAGACTCCAGATCTATGAACCACAGGAAGTTCATGCCAACTGCAACGAAAGGGGTCTCGGGCAACAGTTCAATTATTCTCCCAACCTTTGATACTATTATACGACACTCAGCGTCGGTATCATCAACATTAGGGATAAATTGCAACCTCTCTGGCACGACAATGAAATTGAATTCCTTAGTCCTGACGTCTGCTACAACAGGAGAGAACACGCACTCAGGATTGAAATCCGGTTCTAAAAGTATTCCATTCTTTATGAGCCAGTGTTGTGTGATGATTGACGGATTGAATTGACGCGCCACAACCGAAACATTAGTCTGGGGCCTATCCAATTTCATCGTAATGACGCTTTCTAAGAATTTGATATGACCGAACTGTGCATGTTCACATTCTCAATAACATAAATCGGCAATGCCTGTAAACAACTTTAACGGATATGTCAAGTTCTTTTCAGTTATTGAACCCTTCTCGCTGCTGTGCCCCGGATGATCCCGGGTAGGCTCACCATCAGGAAAATGGTTCATTTTAATTTATTGTTAACACCTACACGTCCTCACTCGGAATTAATATTGAGTATCAATGATAACTATTTGAAAGATATAACGACGAACTCACCTGTGAGCAACGAAGCGGCAGCGACGGAGAGAGTCAGGCAGAGCGTCAGGTTTGATGCCAGGATGCCGCAGAAGTACATGCGGAGTAGATCAGTGATTTTTTACGAAGTGCCTCTTGAGAGGATGGTTTCCAAAACTCCACGATTCTCAGTTCTCTTCGCTTACGTGCACCAGAATACTGACTCAAATCGAGCATGTATGCCTCGTATATTTTCCCGGCACGACCACTTACGGTTACTCTTGACCTCACCAAATGGATCAGCTTGAGATCAACAAGCTCGTGGATTAAATCCACCTCGGGGCCGCTTTCTTCTTTGTCTAAGAGGAAACAGTTAGTATTTTTATATAAACAAAAGTCACGGAGTTTGTGAAATTCACTTTCCAAGTTGACCCCATCGTCTAGAGTATCTCTCTTGAATTCTTCCCTCTTTGAAGAATCATATTCACCTGCTGCCATATTCACATCCTCGACACCCACTTTCTCGCCTCTATGCCCTCCTCGTCTCTCACGTGCAACATTTACTGATCGCCTAAATATTGAGAGAAAGTCTCTTGCGACACCCCCGCTTGCCAGTACAAGCCTATCCTGTGCACCATCTGTAAGACACGATTTAAGAGGCGACACACCTGCCTCGGAGGCAAAGCTATTTAGGATTTTTGAAAGGAATTCCTTCGCAAGAGAATACTTCTCCAAAGTGAGATCAAGATCAACCTCGTCTGCGTCATCGCCGAGTTTCATTCCGATTGGAGGGTCTCCGTGTAAATACCAACGTGTTCTATGCCGGATCGTCCCAATCTTGAGCCACAGATTGTGATCTTTTGCAAGCCGGTGAAAATAGTCCATTACCCGCGGTTGATCTATACGCCGAATATGGTAGAGGTCGTCTAGAAATAGGTAAGCGTCACCATCTGACAACTCGCCAAGGCGAAGAAACAGACTCTGATATTCCATAATGTGCCGAAGTAAGAATTCGATCTTCTGTCTTTTGAATTTTTCTTCAATTTCCTCTTTGTGCTTTTGACTGACTTCGAATGCAGCATTGGCTTCAACGGATACGCCACCTCCGCCAATTTTGCTCTTTAGCCCAGCCGAATCTTTCTCATTGGCCTCTAATCCGGCCCGCACGGTCAGATCTGACTCGTCAGTTCTGTGAAGTTCTTGCGTGAGGGCGTCAATCTGCTTACCCAGTGCCGCAGATAGTTCAGAGGCCTCTCTGTGGTTGAAAGAGGGGCGCTTGGGGGCCGTCCCAAATAATTTATTCCAGAATGATGTACGCGTGGACGGATGGACAGCTGCTGAATCCATCCATTTCTTGAATCCTGTGAAGCTTGCAATAAGGACACTTAACAAGACGTCTGGGTAACTGTGACCCTTAAACGCCTCTAAATTGACGTGGGCAATGGGGCGTCGATCGATGGTCAAATCCGCCGCCGCTTTGTGCAAGAGGCTCGACTTCCCAGACCCGCGCCTGCCGAATACAATGTGATGCCTTTTACTCGTCGATCGTTGGAGGGTGCCAGGGGCTGGCTCAACGAAATGTTTCACCCCTTCTTTCGTGGACCGCGCTGCTTCTTCTACAAGGTTCAATAGCATACCCATTTCAGCCGAGTTTAACACTGACGACATCGCTTAGTCCCTCCTTGCCTCCCCAAAGGTGCTGGCTTTTTAAATGTTTTCGTCGAACAGTAATTATACCGGTCTATATAAAAGCTTTAGCCGATCGCTCTTGACTGAGTCTAACATAGACTCTTTTATCATAGATTACAACTCCTAAAAAAATACATCCGTATTGTTCCGCAAGATTCATTCGGCTTCTATCTGATCCATTTGTCCCTGCATCGTTACGCATGTGTATTTCTTAAACCAGGCGTCGATATTTTCCACATGCGCGAGCCATCGATTATCTTCGTAACGCGCCGGCATGCCGCGCTTGACATATTTTCTGAACATATATTCCGTGCACGTCTCGCCGCTGACGTCGGTAATGTGATCCATTATGGCTTGCTTTGACGTGAGAATTCTTTTGATCTGTCCGCTCATTATTTAATCTTCCAACTACCAGGGCCTTTATGCATCCAGTTTGACGTCATCGCCTTCGGTTTTTCAGTGCCTTCTTCCTTCCTCGCCTTCCTCTGCTGCAGGTGAGTCGCCAGCATCTTCAATGACGGCAACCATTCGCTGTCCGCGCAGGCGGCGGCTATTACCTCGCAATCAAGAAGATGATTGTCACGGCTCGTCTGCTTCCAGTATCTTTTGCCCTTGCGGTCCCGTGCAAGTTCCTCGGCGAGGAGCTGTTTCACGTAATCAACGCCGGTGTCGGCATGGAGATAGAAGCGCTGAGACTCGCCCTCTTTGCGTTCCATGCGCCAATGAATGAGCGCCTTATATTGCGACGTGTCGAGCAGGCGGAGCTCCAATCCGCCGGGAATGGGCTTATTAGAGCGGGGAAGGGCATCAATCCGGCTCAATTTGATCCGTTTGAACTGCATTCCGCGGGTATGTGTGGCGCCTTTCGTCCCAAAGACTCTGCCGGGCTGGGTCTTTCTCAGCCACTGGTAAATTTCCTCCGTGCGCGTCCATTCATTGCTTTCCGTATCGCCGCCGCCGGTGTCAATTCCCGCCCGCCAGATCCCCATGGTCTCTTCAGAATTCTGAATCTGGTAGTGTGTATTGAAGAGCAGTGCCTCCACGTCCGCAAAGGTCGTGAGATAGCCATATTGCACGAGATTGTTGTTCAACTCCGCGTCCCATGCGCGGACGACAAACCAGAATCCGTTTTTCTGCACATCGATCCCGCAGGTGAGAGCAACGGCCCAGGCGGGCACGATTCCCGCGGGGATATCCGTCTTATGCTCGAGAACGCCGCTTTCCTTTTTCGGGATGATCGTTTCTCTCCAGGCCTCGGCCTTGTGCTGGGTGACGAAGACCATGAGCTTTTTCGGATCATCCTGTCCCCTGAGAAATGCCGCGGCGACGGTGGATAACGAGACGAACGGCGAATACCAGGATGATAGATGGAAGGCAACGACCTCCGGACGCTCGACCTCGCGGTCCGGCAGCCAACCATAAAAGGCAGCGGGATTCGTCAGGCCGTCGCGCACGGCCTTATTTCTCATGTAATCATCCCAGTGCATGCCGCATGCGGCGCACTGATAATGCGCCAGCTTCATTCTTTTCATTTCCCGGGGATCCCGCTTATCCTTCGGCCATGTAATACTGTCGAATTCCATTTTTTGATATTCAGAGCATATGGGGCAACGAGCGCCGTAATGATAAATCAGATCGGCCTCGTCTTCGATGTCGGCAACTATCCCTGTCTCCAAAACCGGCGTGGACATCTCCAGTATTTTTGATGTATGCGGATAAGCCGTCGTCCGGATTTCACCCAGCGCCTTGGGGTCTGCTTCCTTACCGGAAAAATCAGGGTACTTGTCGCGTTCGTCCTCGATGACAACCGGCACCGACTCCGAACTGAGTTCCGCTGCCGACGTCGCCCAGACCATCATCAGATCAGCGCCGTTGATGCAATTAATGGACAGAGCTGTCACATCGTCTTTCCAATGACTGAGGATTGCTGCCAGGCGCGGCGATTGCCTGAACATCGGCCTGATGCGACGCTTGCTGATGCGCTTTGTAAGTTTTTCGTCCGGCATGATATACATAACCGACATGGCCTCATGCTCCATCGCATATCCCAGCCAATTGAATCCGACCTGCGTCTTCGACGTCTGCGGCGGCCAGCAAAGCAACACCTTCCGGATGTACGGGATATTGAAACAGTTCATGGGGCCGATGGAATAGGGCGTGACGTCATTACGCCATAACCCGGGCATGGGCCCATCAGTGATGATCCGATATCTCTCCGCCCATTCTGAGACCGTGATCTTCTCCTTTTTCTTGAAGACCCGGCGCTCGCCGGGCGTGAAGGTGAAGACCTCGAGCGGTGGGGCGGCTATAATTTGGGCGGCGGCGGTTATCATCCTTCCTCATCCTCTTCGTTTTGGTCATTTTCCTCGTCCGCCGATGTCATGGTCGGCAACGGGACGGTGAATTCTTTGTCGCCGGAATATCGATCCAGCCAGTCCGCCGTGCGGTCCAGAAGATATTCGATCAGGTCAGGCGCTCGCTCCGGATCGCCGGCAGTCTGGGTGATGATCTCGCCGGCCTGCGACCGAATAAAACTTTCGATATCATTTTTGAAGACCGCGGCGCGCCTGGTCAGTTCTCGCTCGAAGGTGTCCTTGTCCACATATTTGCCGGCGGCGATTTTCTCCCTGAGATCCCAGTGCCTGGCCTGAGCCTTTATCTTGTCTACTTCCGCACGCATTCTTTCTTCCTGCATGGATTCCAGAATGTCAGACTGCTTTTTTCCGGAGTCCGTTCTCTTGAGAAATGCCGCTGCATATTTTTCGATGTCAACGATGCGAAAGGCGCCGTTCTTCTGCGGCCTAATCTTACCTTCCTTCTGGTGCTTATAGGCGGCAGATTTCTTGATTTTCCATCCGTGGGTATCGAGATAAGTTACAACGGCCAGAAGGTTCGGAAGAGTCTCGCCGCCCTCATTGAAATGTTCTTCCCAGAGATCATCGATGAATGTGTCCAGGGCGGCTTCAGCGGACCGCCAGTCTTTCAGTTTTGCTGATGTCGATTCGTCCTTGTAGTCCCGGATGCAATTGATGACTGCATTATGCAGGACCTTGAGCTTGACCTGATCATCGGAAGCGGCGACCTCGAGGAGCCTTTTCAGCTTTTTCTGATCCATTTTCCTGTCCGGCAATGTCTCGCAGAGCATCCGCGCCCGTTCATCAATGGTCGCTTTATCCCATTTGAGGATCTTCGCCTTTCGTGCCTTCTTCACCATTTACATGATGTCCTTCATCTGGTAGAAGAACTCATGCGGATGGTAGCGCTTTGCGCCCTGTGTGTCCTCACAGGTTCTGCGGGAGTTACCGCTCCCCAAGAATACTGTCCGCTCCCTTTTTTAATTGCCGACGTCGCTCACCGGGAATCGCTGGCTGCCGCCGACAAAGTTTTCCCAACGTTTAATTTCCACATCGCAATACTTTGGATCCAACTCCATCAGATAACATGTTCGATTCATCTGTTCGGCCGCGATGAGGGTCGATCCGGATCCGCCGAATACGTCAAGAACAATGTCACCCTCCAGGCTGTTCTTTCTTATGGCCCGCTCTGCCAGTTTGACCGGCTTCTGAGTCGGGTGCAGATAATTCTGCGTCACGTCCCGCTTTTGATACCAGACGTCAAAGATCTCCTCGAAGTCGGGGATGCTCAGATGAAATACGTCGCGCAGATTTCTAATTTTCAAATTGGTATAATGTGTCTTCCTGTCTTTCCAACCAAACATACACGGCTCATAACATCTATGATAGTCTTGGCCGTAACTGAATACCGGCGAATTCTTCAACCAGATAATGACCTGGCTCATGTGCCATCCCGCGTCGAAAAAGGCGCGCTGATTCAGACCGGCATTCCTGTTTGCAAACCACCAATAAAGCGATACATCCTCCGTCGAAAAGTGGTAAAGGTTTTTCAGGACGTCGATATATAACCCAAGGCTTTCCGTCTCTGCCAGGTTGTCGTTCAACATCTTGCCGCCCGTGGATCCGAATTTATCAGAGTCGTAGGTCAACCCTCCGGGAGATTTATAATTGACGTTGTAGGGCGGATCCGTGAAGACAAGACGGGCCAGGGCGCCAGCCATCAATCTTTCGACGTCCTCTTTTATTCTTGAATCGCCGCACATGAGACGATGCCGGCCAAGTTTGAAGATGTCTCCATATACTGATTCCGGCTTCTCTATATTTTCGTATTCTTTGTCTGCGTCGAAATCGTCTTCGATGACTTCCCGATCCAGAAGGGCCTCTAGTTCCATGTCGTCAAACCCGGTCAGCGCCAAGTTGAACTCATTTTTCTGTAGGTCGAGGAGCTGCTCTTCCAGGCGTTCATCATCCCAGCACGTCCACTCGTTGCTCTTGTTATCGGAAATCGCGCGGGCAATCGCCATGCGTCGGTCTCCGCGGTAGATTATGCATGGAAAAGATTGCCTACCAAGTTGAAGGCCTGCGTCGAAACGGTGGTTACCGCAGAGAATCGTGTAACCGTTGTTCTCTTCATAGACCTGAAGCGGATTCTGAAATCCATGTTCCTTAATCAGAGCTTTGAGTTTTTCGAGGGCATTGCGATCCTTTTCTTTCCTTGGATTGTCAGCGAACTTCTTAAGATGATCGATGCCGATATAGACTATTTCAAGATTCTCGCTCATATTGTGCCGCAGCCTCCCATGCCTTGAATTTCGATTTCCACAATCTTACGGACTCGGCGCTGATGCCGACCTTCTTTGCGATCATCCGATCGCCCAGGCCTGCACCGATCAACATCATCATCAAATACAACTCACGCAGGCTCATGTGTGATCCGCTGAATATTGTATCGGTCAGTGCAGTGAAGAAAGCGCCGCACTCTTTACAGTTTAGACGTTCACATCCCCAAAAATGCTGCAATCTCTGCGAGTCAAGAATAATGGCTCCGCAACTGGGACAATAGGCGTTATCTCCATGAAGGTGCGAGAGAATCCAACTGATGCATTTATCCTCGTCCAAAAAATCCGCATTGAAAGACCCAAGACATTCGTCAGGCCATGCGACGCAGCTCACTTTTCTCGATTGAGATTTTGCGGCATTCTTAGTATCTTCCATTTTTCCATCCGGTTGTTTATTTCAAATGCAAAGACAAATCGAGGTGCTGACACCCCTGTCTTTCCGAGGCCGGGGAAGGACCCACTGCATCCCGGTCTTCTGGTCTGCTATCCAATTGCATCGGAACGTCGATCAAACCCTTAGTGATTAGATATTCAAGATCATCAGCCGCTTCAAAAAAGAGGACGGTCATATTGAATGCGATCTGCCATCGTTCCGTGCTCCGATCTGCCTGAGCGATGCCAGGATTGAAGAATAGATATGGTCTGCCATTCCTTTGATACAGATATATCCCTTGATCCTTGTGCCTCTTCAGGTACTCAGACAACCTGCCGACAGGGGCACTATCCTTCCAGGACTGCATTCCAGTTGTCTCAACCTTGGCTTCGTTGGTCCCTGTAGTCTTCAATGGATTGTATTTATCCATCAATTTTTCTAGACTCATGTCATCCTCCAATCTGGCACAGCTGGAACAGGCTGGCACGGGCGGTTGGCACAGGTGAAACGTCAATCATTTTGCCTCCGTCACAGGTGGAACAAGCACTTTTTAATATAATCAATATATTTCTAAAGGAAGAAGTCGAATTGCACGCGCGCGCGCGCGCATATGCAATAGGTTGATTTTCGCCTGTTCCACCTGTGCCAGCGATAGAATCGTCAACAAAATCAGGTGAAAAGTGGCACAGGTGAACGCCCTCTTGCCTGTGCCGCACCTGTTCCACCTGTGCCAAATCGACCGGTATTTTCATTTTTGGCGCGCATAAACTTCCCAAAGGGGAAGGGGGAAGGGCACGCGAAAAAAAAGATATGCTATTTATTCGCATCAGGCTTGACCTTAATTCCCTCAATAACGCGCTTACGAACGCCTTCCTTGCGCGGTTGATATTGTCGCAGGTTGCTGACTGCCACATAGAGTTCACGGAAAAAGTTTTCTCTGTTCAGTGCCGTATAACCATTCTTGCCGCAGTAGCTTTTATAGTCATCATAGAGATCGGCCTTTGTGACCTCATAATCATCGCCGATCTCGCATTGATCATCGACATAGCAGAGCACCGGGTTATTGATGCGCCGGTAATCCATCATCATCAACCTGGTCTCTTCCGCCTGTGTGAATTTCTTATTCTGAGACAACCTGGCCAGGCCGACGACCGCCCAGGAGAAGATCTCTGACAGTTCGCCTTTCAAGACTTCAAACAGCTCTGAATCTTTGTCCGGATCGTCATCGAGGAATTGTCGCTTGAAACGCACCGGCAGGACGCGCCGAAAAAAGCCGTCCGAGTTATCGAGCACCCGGGGAAGGCGATTCGCCGCAAATGCCAGCTTGCAGTATGGCGAAAAAGTAAAGGTGTTTTTATGCTTGAATGCAGCGTTGATTGGGTCTCCGGACGTGATCGCCTTGAAATAGGGGCTCTCAATCGCCTTAGCGCCGACCTCCGTACTGATATTGAGCAACTTGTTATACAACGACGATCGCTGGAACTGATCTTCCAGGTCCTGAAAGGAGACGGCCGCGCAATTTTCATCGCCGACGAGTTCCTTCATGACCTTCAAAAACGTGCTTTTTCCGTCTGAGCCGGGCCCTACTAAAAGTAAGCACTTCTCAAATTTCGTATGCCGGACCAAAACGTAACCAAGGTATTCCTGCAGCTGCGCAATAGCCGCCGGCGTTTGAACCGTCTGCTCGAGATAAAGCAACCACCGCTTACAACTGGCATCTGATTCCGGCTCAAAAGAGACCGGCAGTGAATATGTGCAGTAGAACTCCCGATCGTGCGGCTTCACTTCATATGTCACGAGATTGAACATCCCGTTTTTCAGGCATATCCAATCGGCCTGATCATTGACTTTCCGGCCATGCGGTATAGTGCAGAGCATCTTAACTTGATATGTGGCATCCTCGGCCCGGCTTTTCTGCGACTCATTATGTAGATATTTCAGGCAAAGGTTGCGAACGTGATCCTCGTCGAAATATTCCCAGTATTGGTCATTCCAGCGATACATCAAGCCCGTCTCCGGATCTGACAACAACGCCAGGTCGCCCAGGATCTTGTTTGCCAACAGACGCGGTTTGAATGACATGCGGTCCTTATGGACGCCCCTGGCGAAAAATATTTCGGGGCCTGCGGGGGCGGCGTCATCGAGAGAAACGGCCGCTGCCGGAGCTTGCGCGAATATTTTTGCCGTTTCGATCAGAGCGCGGAAATCATCGGAAGTCTTTTTGTGACGTACAAAGAAGTCTGTCAGGTCCTGCCCATGGCGCGCGGGGTACACCCCAGGTTCATCGATCCCCATGAAGGACGGCCAATGTATCATCCGGATCGACTTTGCCGTGCCCATGAGCGCCTGTGCTGCGAAAGTCGCATATTTCTGGCCAGGCTGGTCAGCGTCATATGCAATAATGACATCCCGCTCCTTTAATGCCTCCAGGTGTTCAGTCGGCCAGTTTTTCAGTTTTGACGTCTGTGTGCCGGCGTTGAAGCCATGAGAAAGGGCACAGATCGTGTCTGTTTCGCCTTCACATAGAATAGCCAACTCATCCGAATAAAATACTGTCGGAAACAGACGCGACGATCCCGTCGACCGCGCGAACGAGATCATTTTGTATTCTTTTGCACCTTCATGATAAAGGCGGATATTAACCAGGTTACCCTGCGAGTCCCGGATCGGAATGGCGATTTTTTCCGGAGTCTTGATCTTGACCAGATATCCCTTTTTCGTCAGGCGATATGTTTCAAGACGAAGATCGAGGATCTCGATCACCCTCCTGGACCATCCGCGAGTCTTCTCGAGACGAGCGATCCATTCATCAGGCAAGGCGGGAAACATCTCCCATGCCTTGTGCATCATCTCCATCGTCTTCTCATGAGTGAGAGGCTCCGCCTCGCCCCCTCCCTCGCCCTTCGCCGCCGCGCGCTCCCGTTTTTGATCCCCCCCAAGCGGAAGGCCAAATTTCTCGCAGAATGCCTTGAATCCTTCCTTCTGCCCGAGGCCGTTGACTTCGCTCCATAGCTTTAGGAGATCGCCGCCGACGCCACATGAAAAGCAGTTGTATTGGTCCTTCTGGAAGTTATACGAAAATGATGGGTTTGATTCCTGATGGATCGGGCAGAGGCCATGCAGTTCGCCTCTCTGGTCGTCAGTCGCGGCCGTTCTCGACGTGACCTTAAAGAGAGATTCAGCGATGTCTATTCGCCTGGCGTCTGAAAGATATTTTTTTGCTATGCCCATTTATGTAAGCTGTAACCTCTGTAGATTATGTTTCTCCCGGACTTCAATGCCGTACTCTTTCAGTTTTGTAACCAGGGCATTAATCTTGTCAATGGTGGGCTCCGGCAGATTGTGATTTTTACTATCGGCTCCGAGATTAAGAAATTCCGGTCGGATGCGATCAATCCATGATGCGAGAACGTCAACGTCGAAGTCCATTACTGGCTCGATGGTGATAAACTTCCGGCCCTGGATCTTCTCCATGGCGAGCATTCTTTCATAAGGCTGTGGGGCTATGCTTATCGTGGCTGGTATGTTTCGATTCGTTTCAATCGTGGCCCCGAAGATGCTACCACCCGGGAAAAGAGAATCCATGGTCAGATAACGCGCCGGGTTTTTCGTCTGCCATACATAGGTGTTTTGCGTCCAATAAAGAGCGTGCATGACTATGCGATTGATAAAGAGTTGCGGTATCTCTCTTGCCAGCATATCATTACAGTTTTCCATAAAGATGGTCTTGCCTTCTCCGTAATTCACCCGAAACTCGCTATCTATCAATCGCAGGGGCCCTTTGTATTTATCTGGCCTTCCAAATCTCGGATGCTCGACGTAGCAGTAAGAGCACTTGTGCGGGCATTCCCCGCCCAGGTGACAGTGCGTATGACTTACCCAGGGATACATATTCCCGACACTTGGCTTTAATGGCATTTGCTATACCTCTCCGTATGGCACTTCAAAAAATCCCTGCCTTCCCTTAACCGGAAAGGGTTTTATTGGACGAAGATCATCAAGCCGCCACGCGTATCGGCCTAAGGAAAAATCGCCAAAATGCCTTTCGGCTGCAATGTCGGCCTGGGTAAGATCGTCTGTCTTTTTACAATTAGTCAGATTTACAACACAGACAGCCTTGCCGAAATTCAGGTGCATGATTTTTACAGCCGGCAGACCCTTTTCGAGATTCAACGGCTCACCTATCAGCGGTCCCAATCCTCTTTGGAAGGGCTGGCAGCACATCAAGTGATTTAATTCATAGAATGGCAGTCCCTTCTTTGATGCGCAGATGAGGAGCTTGCCCCTGTAATTCGTGCTCCACGATCGCGTTTCCCATTTTTTGGCCCCTGTCATTATCAATGAAGCCCAGGGCTCCCAAAGCGATATGGCTTTCATAAACTCACTTTCCCCCGTGAAGCTTTCATAGTTGATCGTCTGTTTTAAGCAGATAAATTGTCGTTGATTAAATAACAGATTTGCAGACGTGCGGACTAGCCCAGATAACTCTTAATCAGTAGGTTGCCGGTTCGATCCCGGCAGGGCTCACCAGTAATTATAGGCAGTTAGCAGATTGGTGAGTTTCACAAGATGGGTCAAAATCGGGTTTTGTGACATTTTGTGACATGCCATCTTCCACGGCCTTGTTATCGAGAGCGGTTAGTCCATTCAGGAGATTAACCGCTTTCTTTTTGTGATCCTGGCTCAGATGTGCATATCTCAATGTCATGGTCATAGTCGTGTGTCCGAGTATCTCCTGCAGGTCTTTAAGTGTACCGCCCCTCATAACGAAATGACTTGCGAAGGTGTGTCTCAGGTCATGGAAGCGAAAATCTTTGATTCCAGACCGTCTCAATGCAGCGGCGAAGGACACTTTCACGCTGTTTATTCTGTTCCCCTGTTCTGAATTTATTAACACAAGAGCGCCTATCTTTTTCTTTTTTGCATTACGGGTGAATGTGAAGACGTACTCTGCCCCGACCTTTTGCGCTTTGCTGATCCTCTTGAAAAGCTCGCCTAAATCATTGTTGACGGGGATCTGCCGGGATGTGTTGGTTTTCGTTTTCTGCAGATAGATAAAACCATTCCTGACTTGGTCCCATCGGAGGTTCAGAATTTCCCCGCGTCTCATCCCTGTGTTCAAGGCACAGACAACAATATCCCGAAGGTGAGGGGAGCATGATCCCAAGAGTAGTGGAATTTCTTCCTCAGTCAAAAAACGAACCCGGGTATTGTTTTCTTTTTCAAGAAGAGACTTCCCTTTTTTAAACGGATTCTGTTCTATCATTTCCCATTCAACAGCTTTTGTGAACAGATTGCGAAGACAGGAAAGTTCTCTGTTGATCGAAGCATCCTTCCGGATCGTATCTTTGACGGTCCGTTTCTGCCTCAGATGGTTTTTGTAGGTTTCAATATCTACATATCGAATATTTGCCAGAATCGTTTCGCTCTTGAAATGTTCCTTAAAGTTTTTCAGGCAAAATTTCTTTGAACCCTTGAAGCCCCGCTGATGCTGAAAATTGTCTTCATATTTCTGCAAAAGCTCACCGAAGGTCGTTACGCATTCTTTCTTTACATCCAGATAACGCTTTTCACCGATCAACGAAATCCGCTTTGCGTATTCATCAGTCGCATCCTTCTTCAACTTGAAGGCCTTGCGGATTCTCTTCCCTGATGGATCGATATAATCAATCTGCCAGGTGCTACCACGTTTTCTAACTGCCATTTTTAAGCCCTCACTTTCTGCCTGTTTCCCCTTCCGCACTTTTCGGGTAATTCCATACAAGGGGGAGTTTCTTGCTTTCCTTTTTCACCCGTTCATTGTGTAAAAGAACATTCATTTTTGTTTTGCTGATCTCCCGGTTGAACAGCATATAACCGACGCCTCCGCTACCCATAAGGAATGAATAGATAGAATAAAAAAACCCCACTATCAAACCCTTGTCACGTTCCGCGTCGCCGTGTTGCATAATGTCAAAAACAATTTGAGCCAAAACATTCATACGTCCGTTCTGCATATAAGCATAGGCATAGGCGGCGTATTCATGCCCCGTTTCACAGTCTGTAAGATAATCCCCGGTAGGCTTCACGCTCCAGAAATTCCGGCCTATACGCCCTGTCTTCTTTTCCTCTTTTGTGTAATCTCTCACAAATGGTAACTGTGTCACTTCGGTTATTGAACTATATTTTTTTTCCATGTCATACGCAAATTTGAGTTTGTCCATGTGCTTGTAGGTGACCCCGTTCTGTGATTCAATTGTTTCTTCATTCGCATAATTCTCTATGGCACTTTTCAGAATGCCTAACCTTGACAGGTCGATTGTCCCCGCGCCTTTCTTCACCTTCTCCTTCTTCCTGTGTTTCTCAATGAGTGTGTCTAAGTCTTTTTTTCTGTCTTTCTTCATGCCTCTGCTCCTTTCGTAAAAAAGTAAAAACCCCTGAGATTTCTCCCGGGCCATAGGACCCGCTCCCAGCCTCGCGGCTGAAAGAATCTCAAGGGCTTTTATTTCTGGTTTCGTTTTCATGGCCTATGGTTCGGAAATTGTGTCTATCTATCTATACATCTATCCCTATAGTCAGGCTTTGTCAAGCCCTTTTTTTTAAGATTGAAACCCTTGAAAATACGTGATAAATAAAGCCATGGAAAAGAAAGAACGCAAAAACTATAATACGAAACTCGATATAGCATTGATCAAGAAACTCAAATTTCTCTCTGTTGAAACTGACACTCGCCAAAATAATCTCTTAGAAGAAGCCATTCAGGATCTTTTAAAAAAATACGACAAGCAAGAGAAGAAACCAAAGAAATGAATGCTTCAAAAGAATTGTTATATGACCGGCTAATTAGAATTTCTTCAATAGTCATTTCCGGCATTGCTTTAATTGTTGCAATAAAATCATGTCAGGTAAGCAACAATAACCATTTAGATATCAATCGGCCTTACTTAACCCTTCAGCCTATTAAAAATCCGAAGACGGATTCTTTCATAGATTTTTCTTGGGGTGATAAAGCACTAATGCACCTTACAGGATATTTTAAAATATCAAACGTTGGTAGAACGCCAGCACTAAATATACATACAAAAGGATACGTACTGGAATCAAAAGATATTGCCCTAGGTGGTGATGATCAAAAGCCAATCATAAAACCATTGCCAGAAATATCATTACAACCTGGAGAGGAAAAGATAATAACTTTCTTGTTGAGAGTTGGAATGAAAAGAGGTGAAGAAGATACAATAACCCCAGAAAAAAGAGAAGTAGCTATTGTAACGCCTATTTTATTCAGCTTGAAAATGCCTTTCTTTTATTCCTCTAAAATTGATGAAAAAAAGCGGTTCAAAACAAGTGTAACGTATGAGTATCCTAACTACAAGGATGCACCAATCCTCATAGAATCTATCGTCGATAAAGAATAAAGGCTATTAAAACGGGAGAACCATCGTCGGGATAACTTTTCAGTTCTCAAAGAGCCAGATCAGAAAGTTAGACAAGAGAAGAAGCCAAAGAAATAACCCCTGAGTGAGGACCACAAAATCCAATATCTGCATTAAGTTCAATAGTACGATCAGTAAACATTAATCGTACCAAAAGAAAAGGCAGCGTCAATTTGACCCTGCCTTTCTGTAATAAGCCGGTTATGTGTTTCGCTACTGTTTAAACTTTCTCCTCAATCCTGCCAATCCAACTAGACCAAGACCAAGAAGAAGCATGGTGGTTGGTTCTGGGGCGGTTACTAAATCTGGAAAACCAAAGGATACAGTTGTTCCGTCCCAATTAGCGTTTGACCATGCAAAAAGATCCATACTGTATACATGATCAGACTCAAAAGCATAATTAATTGGAACGACTGCGGCGAATCCATATTCTGCCTTGAAGTCTTCTACGCCTCCAGGCGGTGTCCCGGCCAAAATCCACATTCCCGCTAGTACATTCCATATTACTACGTTATCAGTCAAGTCAACCAGGGACCCACTAACTAAATACCAGCGCGAACCGCTATTGCTCCACGAGAAATCAAGAGTATTAAAATTGTTTAATGGCCTGAATGTCGCGTCAACTTGGGCACGGGCGTTGGCATGACTACTCTCATCGCGTGCATCAGTACTAGCTGATGCAGTGAATAGATGTGCACTACTGCTAGCATATGCCTCGTCGTAAGGATCGTAATAAAAAGAAATGTTCCCGCTTTGAGGTGTCGTCCCTGCGTTATTATAACTATCACTCGCATTCCCATAGAGCAAGTATGGTGGATCAGGACTGACACCTATGAAATAGTCCACGTCATAGTCACCCCAGGCATGAAAACTACTGCTTATAACTTCTACGGGAATTGGTGCCGCAATGACATTACCGGTAAAGATAAGAAACAAAAATATGAAGACATTTAAGACTGATTTTTTCATGTACCCCTCTCCTTTCTCAGACTTTAAACAAGTTTTTGCGAGCTCAATCCAAGAAAAATAGGACTCGACCCCTCGCATTGCACAAATCAGGGTAATACAATTAGATTATTCTAAGAGGGGTTTTGGGTTAGACATACAATGAGGCGCTTCCATCATTCTTCATTCTATGCCGGGTCGAAAAACATGACCTACTACACAGAAGAACTACCTTCAGGAGCACCTGAGAACTGAAAGGCTGAGATCACAGTAAGCGAAAACAGATAAATAAATGATATCTTAAGGAATATGAACATTCATAGAAAATGGCAAACGTCCCCTTCTGGGCTATTTTAACGCATATACTATGCCAAAAGCATAATATATTGATATTATTTGATTTATATCCTTTGAGAAGTATGAAGAAGCAATCGTTTGTAAATAAAGCCGACACTTCCAACAGGCAGAATTGAGGCTTTTTAGCTACTACGCGACAATTATGAGGTAGTTACAACTTTGTTCAAAATCTGTAAAGTAATCCGGCGCTTTTACGTTTTCTTACAAAACAAGTGTGCAGGGGCAGATATTGAGGCAATTTTTTTTATTAAAATTATTCATTAACGATTTCAAATGGTAAGCATTACTTTTGTGGAATTTTGATTCTTTTTGTAAGCAATAATCTAAAATTGCCATTTTCCGGTTAGGCGCCCTACCTGCTTGTCAGCCAGGGGACCCTGTTTCCATCCTTTCCCAAGTGGGATTCGTTTTCTCGGGCCATTTGCAGCCTCTTCAGGTGGACCGCTATTACACCTGAGACAAAGTTTCAAAGATCAATCCTTTAGGACTTACTTCACCAACCTCTCAACCAGGATCTTTCTCATCTTGTCAAAAAATTCATCTATTGCGTTGTGCAATTCTTCCTGGAGAATGCCCACGATCTTGTCTATCTGCCTGATCCAGTATGCTTTCAACCGGCATTTATCCGAGCAGTTCACCTGCCAGGATACTTTCTTTTTAAACGGCTCACCGCACACGGGACAGGGCGTAAGAACCTGATCTCCGTTCGTGGAGGCCATATTGCCTTCACAATCCGTTGCAACGCATTCAATCATGGTTTTTGATCGTACCTCAAACCCCGAATTTCAATTCTTAATTGCCTCTTTAATCTTTTGCCGTGCACGCTCGGGATCAAGCCCCAGCTCGTCACAGACGAAATCGAAAAAGATATTGTCTCTGTCAAAGATAAACTGCCCGGAGCACGTTCGATATTTTAAGCAATGCAGAACCGAGAGCAAAGTTACTTTTAGCCACAGTCCATAAACGCCACTGACCGGCAATGCTTCATCGTCAGAGTCCTCATATTCGATTTCATCTGGTGTAGGGGCCTTAATCATTCTTGATCAGCCCTCCGGCATAACCCCCCTTATGTGATCACAACGGCCAGGACATTGAGGGCGCCCGTGCCTACACCGAGGCCATCTTTCTCATAAGCCACCTACTTGATAGTACCGTAAATTGACATCATGTAGTTATAAGATACCCATGTCCCCGATAAATCTGTTGGCGGGGATGCCATGCAGCCAGAACAGACGCGTATATAACCTGGGCCAGTAGTTTTATAAAGGAATGGCCAAGACCCCGTTACAGTGTTAAAGTAACATATCCAATAAGTCTTGGATGTATCAACGGTAAGAGCAGAACCGCTAAAGGCCGCAGATTTCCATCCGTCTGTGCTAGAGGAAATAGTCCCCGTACACCCCTTCAGTGTCGCGCTTGCATCACCGCCACTTATGTCATTTTTTGTCCACTCATAAGCACAAATGTTAGTGGAGTTAGTAGTTGTGCCATAATGATAAAAATAACCAGTATCGAGAGTTCCTGTTGAGCAACCCGACCCGCACACAGTAGTATAATGATAACAATAGGCAGTATCAACGTTCCCCGCTAAATTCGATGCCTCTGCTGTTTTGTCGCCAATATAATCTTTTGTGTTATCGCAGGCACCGCCGCCGCCGCTTATCGTCACCTTCGCACTGTTGGTCGGTGTTGCTGCAAACCAGTGACCATTGCCTGCTTGACTTGCCACAATATAACAATCGCCTGCTCCGACTGCCGTGAGGGTAGTTCCACTGACTGTGCATTTACTATGGTCAGTAGTATCATAGGTCAGCGTCAATCCGCTGTTAGAGGCCACTGTCCCGATGCTTTCTGTATTGGGAACTGTTAGGGTAGCTCCGGGTTGCACTGACCATGTAATCGCCTGCACATGCCTCGTCATGTTCGCCATAAAAAGATCAGCAGAAGCAGACGAGGTAATCAGAAGCAAACATAGTACAAAAAATATAATTCTGTTCTTCATAATGGTCTTGACCTCGCAAATATCAATTGTCGCTTTCGTCTTCATTGTTCGATCCTCCTAAATTTTATTTATTTTGACATTTGTCCCATCCTTAATGATCACCGTCCCATCTTTTTCCGTTTCCCCGCGGCTGCTTCTTTTTTACTGTGCCCGCCTTTGGGCGCTCCGTGAGTGTTCTTTCCTCGCCATTTAATCTTTGTCGCTTTCCCCATGATTTATTTCCTCCTTTTATTTTTTCTTATTATGTTTCTGTCTAAGCACATTGAAAGCCCAATTTTGGAGCGACGTCGCCCATTCCTTGTAAGGCCCAAGCTCATGCTCAGGCAGTCCCGCAATCTGATTCTTCATTGCTTCAACCAAAGCCAGGTCAGAGGGCTTCACGCCATCGATTTTAAGAAGCGTTTTCGTAAATTCGTCTGCCCAGCCAACAACGTCACTCACATTGATTTTTTCAACGAGCACTTTTCCGACTTCCGCGAACTCTGCTTCCAATACAGGATCGACTTCGATGGAATCATCTTTTTTAACTTGATCTGCCAGGCGCTTTTCTTCCGCTTCTGTTTCGGTCTTGAGCTTTGCCGCTGCCTCCGCTTCATCCCTCGCCTGTGCATCAGCTATCGTTTTTCGGGCTGCCTCGGTTTCCGCTTTTGTTCTGGCCTCCGCTTCTGCCTTTGCCGCGGCCTCGGCCTCCATCTGACTTTGCATTGAAGGATAGCGCATGCCCGGACCTTTAGCTGGCGTCTGTTCCTTCTTTTTCTCTGCCTCCGCTTTGGCTTTTGCCCTGGCCTCAGCGGCTTGCTCGGCTTTGAAGGGCGTCTTTACATCTACCGCCGGTGTGGTTGTCGGCTCCATCGAAGAGGCGTATTTTAGCCCCGTTCTTTTTTGAGGGATGCCAGGACCCGGCGCTTTATTAAGGTCCGGTGAATTTGTATACGTATAAGAGCCCTTCGCTCCATCTTTTGGAATGGGCGGCGGTGACGCCTCTTTCATCGAATCATATGACATCTTGCCCGTTGCTTTCGTTTCTTCTACTGCCATCGCTTTTCCCTCCTTACCCGTAAACGATTGTGAGTTCTCTCACGACATCGGCCCGGGCTTCTATATTTATGCTGTGTAAGTGACCAGCCCACTTCTCCGAACTGCCCCAATGCGTCAGGCCACATTTAGGGCACGTTACGTTGATCCGGCCGTCTGTGACGTCGGCCGATAGCGGTCTCCGGCAGTTTACACATTTGAGACTCACGAATTTCTGTTCATCCAT